CTGATATAAAGTTTTTACACAAATCTAATTCAACCATCAATATTTCTTTTAATAAGTGCATAAGATTATTAGATAAGGGTACATTACACAATAACCACCTAAGTTTTGATAATCTGTATTCTAGATCTATCAAATAATGCCTTTTCAAGTTAATTAATTCCTTAATTTCTCTCATTTTCTATTTCATTAACTGCTTTTAAAATTTCCTTAGCTGTGTAATAAGGCTGTCCAGAGTTATCTTTTATGCTACTCATTGTATTTACTAAGTTTTTAGCATTACTTTCTCTGTTATCTTCTGTGCTTGGATCTGTGCCGACTGGAATTAAGTTCATAGGTTGATAAAATACATCTCCCTCCGTTCCTATTTGTTCTTTGCCAATTTCTGCCCTTGCTTCGTTTCTAGTTAGTAAACCTTTTTCATAATCTAGTCTTACTTCGTTTTTAATTCTGTCGGATATTGCTTCTATTTGACTAGGATCGTAAGTTAATTCTAAGTTTTCAGAGTTTGAATATCTTGATAAAACATTTCTAGTTAAATGAGTAAACACTATATTTATTAAAGGAATAATATTATTATCATAAAACCCATATCTTGAGCTTTCTAAATTATTGAAAGTAGATGAATCTTGACTAACCATCGCTAAAGGAATTTTTAAACAATTATAAATTGCAGTCATTGTATCTTTCTTTAATCCTGCAAAATCCATATCTTTGGCATTTTGTGATAATTGCTGGATTGATGTTTTGGAATTTATTAATAATGGTCTGCCTGTATTAGTAGATCCTTTCAGTTTACTGTTTACTGATTCTTCTATTGTCTCCATCTGATCATCTCCTGCCTCTCCTTCTATTGAAATTAACATTGAAGGACGGCAACCGTTTTCTAGTAGTGAATTATTGTGCTTAGATGCTTGTAGATATTGTTCTATTTCTAATTGACAGCCTACCAACTCACTAACTCCATACTTTTTGTTCCAGTCGCCTTTTGGATCAATGTTTTTTAGATGTATTAACTCATTGCCGTTTTTACTTAAAAATTTCGCCTTGTTTTCCTTAAAATCAGTATCTCTATTATAATTTTCTGCCGCACCACCGCTATTATAGCTGTAAGTTAATGGATAGCCATCTTTTATACTTTCTTGAATTGTGATATATTGAGGATTATAATTATCTAATCTTACTGGTTTTCCAGTTCCAATGACATTTGTATATACATTGCCAGTTAGTAAATAAAATAAAAAATATTCTGATAAAAACTGTCTTTTATTTTGAAAGGGATTAGGTTTATTTAGTAATTCGAGAAAAGGGTGGTTTATGTATTCTTTTTTTTTATGATCAAATATTTTAGGCTCAATACTGACAGCATTGTCTTTTATTAATTTAACTGCTGTAAATACTGGGGAACATTGAAGATAATAATTTAAAAAGGTTTCTGGATTTTTTTTATAAGAATAGCCTGACTGAATATAGTCAAAAAGGCTTTTACTATATCCCTTAGTTTGATTTATATTACTTGATTTGAATAATTTATTAAAAATAGCCATTTGTTAAATTTAAACTTTTAACTATATATTTTAGTAAATCAAGAAATAAAAGCAAGTATTATCTTATTATTATTTTTTTCTTTGGTTTTATCATGTATGATAAAAATTGACTAACTGAATCGACCGTATCATCATGCTTACCGCTTGGAAAACTTATTAACTCACCAACTAGGTCATTAAGATAACTTGCGTTTTCATCAAAGTACACCCTGCCAGACTCAAACATAGAAGTTATTGCGTGTACTCTACTTTCTTTGTCTTTATCTACCTTTATTGGCTTTAATTTTCCTAATCCAGATTGCTTTAAGTCTTGTAAAATGCTTTGCCCACTGGCTTTATCTTCTATTAGTATCTCGCTAGGCTGATATTGATTATTTAACTCTAATATTTTTGTTTTTAGTTGAGGATATTCTAGCTTTCCCCTAAACATATTTAAAAGATAATAGTCATCTCCAAATTGTGTCTTTTTAAGACCCCAAGTAGTGCCTACAGAATAATCATTATTCTCGCCAGTTTTAAAAGCTGTATCCCATGATTGATATATTTTATAAAATTCTGGTTGTTCTTTATAATATTTAAACCACTCTTTTTTGAGTATAGTTCCTCCTGCAACAATAGGCTCTTGCTGGTATTGTGAATAAAAGTAAAAAGGATTTAATTTTTTAATTTTTTGTAAATCTTCTGCCGTATGTTTTTCCTCCCAAATTACTTGATTAGTATCTTCGTTTAATGCTGGTATTTTTAATATTTTAAAATCATCTTTATAATTTCTTTCTACAAAGCCGCAAATATCGTCTTGATGTAGTCTTTGGGCAATTATTATTATTGGTGTTTTCTTGGGGTTGTTTAATCTATTCATTAAAGTTTCTTGAAAATAAGATATAGCTTTATTTCTCATTACTTCGCTTTTAGCATCTTCTGGCTTAATTGAGTCATCTATTATTAAAAAGCCCCCAAAGATATAAGAAGAAAGCCCTGCACCAAATCCAGTAATACTTCCACCAACAGAACAAGCATAAAAACTTCCTCCGCCTTCAATAGTCCAGTTTCTTTTTCCTGATTCTGACTTTGATATTTCTCTTTTAAAAAGCTTTTTATATTCTAATGTTTCAATTACTGCCTTGATTTTATCAGAAAAATTTAAAACCAAATTATCTGAATATGATGTATATATATCATTACAATCTTTTATTATTGAATACCCCCACGAGCTTAGATATTGACATATTATTGATTTTCCGTATCGTGGTGCCATGTTTATAACTATGTGCTGCTTTTCTGCCTTACCAAACACTATGTCTTGTAGTTCTTTTATTATTTGGTCGTGGAAGGATTTAAATGTAAATTCTTTTTTAGTTAATACAAAATGGAAAAATAAAATAAACTTTTTAAAATCATGTCTTAACAATGTTCTAGTTGCCTCTATTCTTTCTGGTGCTAGCAGTTTGTCTACTACATCTTGGTTAATCATAATACCCTAATTTTTGTAATTTCTTTAATAGTTTTGGCGCTTGTTTTTTTGCTGATAATCTTAATTTATTTCTATCATTTTCTTCTTTATTATAACTTTCTATTTCTAATAAATCATTAAATACTTTTTGCAACTCTTGTGGAAATAATAATTTATTAAGTTGTACTATCTCTAATACTAAGAAATAAATAATTAATACAAATTTTTGGCCATCAATACCATCTAGAAGTATTCTTTTAATTCCTGAATCTTCGTTAAGTCTTGATACTCTAATTTGCATTTTTTTTAATTGTTTATCATTTTCTGGCTCAAGAATTTTAATAATTTGATTATCTATTACTTTTAACTTATCTACTTTGATTAATTCATCTACAAATTCTATAGCATAATTTATTACAAATCTTAGCTGAATAAAAATAAATGCTTGTTCTACTCTTCTTTTTTCTGATTTATAAGCCATTAAATTATATTATCTTTTTTTTGTCTCCACCCCGTGGAAGAAGTTGCCTAATCCTTGATTTATAAGGGTTCAGTTTTTTAGTTATTTTCTGTTTCAACCTACTTTTCTAGTAAGTCATTGACTTCTTGTAGTGTTTCTTTTGATACTGGTAGCTCATGGTTGTAATTAGTGTTCTTGTTTTCCGTTTCCTGCTTCGTAGAAAACTCATCTTTTGCTTTACGCTCCAACCACCACTTAGAATCAGTTTTATCGCCTGAATTTATACCAGATATTATATTTTGTTTTGCTTTTAAATTAGGCTTTTTTTTCAATTCTTCCTTTTTAATCGAGAAGGCAGGGTACTTATCGCAGTAAGTATATAAAGTTTCTTTATCAATATTGCAATATAAGACCGCCTCATCATCAGTAAAAGAATTAGAAAAACATTTTTCAAGTTTCTCGATCATGTGCTTTGTCATTTTGCTATGCCTTCCCATCTTTTGAGGTTCTTCGCATTGTTTATCGTAGTTCCAAATTTTATGATATTCGTGTTCTTGTTTTTTAGGAGGCATAATTAATTTTTTCTTGTTTTAGTTGGAAATAATAAACCAAATAGAATTGAGCCTATTGCCGCTATCCTGATAAACTGTGAATAGTCAGTTTCCCTGATTAAATTTATATCCCATGTTAAGAAAGCGAAAAGACCTGTACTAGCAAATAATATTGAAATAATACATAAAAAAAATAATACTAAGTCTATTAAAAACTTTGTAATAATTTTGTCCTTAATTCGCTTTAATTTTTCTACCTCAATTATAAACATTTTCTTTTATTATCTCATTGTTGTTAGTTTTCGTCTTAACTTCTATTAGAAAGTTTTGGTCACTCCTAGTTTGCCATGTTTGAACTGCCATATACTCATCAATAGATATATCACATCTACAACTCACCTTATCTAACTTTTTAGTAGATTTTGGAATATCATACCACAACTTAGGTAGTTTTGATTTACCTTTTATTCTTACTAATTTATCAATCATTTTACCCTTAATTCGCTTTAATTTTTCTACCTCAAGTATAAACATTTTCTTTATTTATTAAGTTTTGGTCAGTTAATATATCTAAGTAGTGGCTAACAATATCTTGGAGCGTGTAGGTCGGGATCGCACCGCCTCTTTCTAGATGGAATCTAAATGTGCAACTAATTACACTATACACGCCTATCTTTTAAACTTATTTTTTCACCTTTATACATTCCTGCATTCAATTCATCTATTTTGC